ACCTAAATGCAAAAATAGTAGGAATTATTCATAGCATAAATGATTCACTGTCAGATGTAGTAGCTGCAGATGAAATAGACATACTTTGTGGTAGAGATTTTGTTGAAGAAAGCATATTAGGTTTAAAGTTTAAAATTTCACCATTTTCATTTTTTCAAACAAACACTTTGGGTGCAGAAAAGTTATATAGCTTGGTTATGGAATTTATGGGGTCTTCTGATTCAAAGGTTATTTTTGACCTATATTGTGGAACAGGAACTATTGGTCAAATAGCTGCAAAGAAAGCAAAAAAGGTAATTGGTATTGAACTCATAGAGGAAGCCGTAAAAGCAGCAGGTGAAAACGCTGCATTAAATGGATTAAACAACTGCACCTTTATAGCAGGAGACGTTGCTAAAACCGTAAATGAGTTAACCGAAAAGCCAGACATTATAATCCTTGACCCGCCAAGACCAGGAGTTCACCCTAAGGCACTTAGCTACGTTGTAGACTTTAATGCTGAGGAAATAATATATGTTTCCTGCAATCCCAAGACCTTGGTGGAGGACTTGAAGATGCTTATAAGTAGTGGATATGTGGTGGAGAAGGTGAAGGCGATGGATATGTTCCCGAATACGCCGCATGTGGAAACGGTGGTGTTGATAGAGAAGAAATAGCCTGATATCAAAGGGTTTGAAGAATTTTTAGTAAATATTGAAGTGTGTTTTATGTTCCCTCATACTACGGTGTGAGGGATTTTTTAATTCAGAGGGTCACCCTCGGAATTAAAAATAATGAATATTTGCGTAAAGATTTAGGATTTTACGGAATTGTATGAAATTAAGTTGGTTTTGGCATAAATGACATTGACTTTTTATAATAATAAAAGTTGCAAAGAATACATTAAGTAACTCCCATAAGTCGCTAGGAATCACTGTTTCAGAAGATAAAAAACTTTGATTAATTATAGGTAAGATAACTATAAAAGAAAAGAAGGATATAGGCAGCATAGAACTTCATTTTGATTACAATAAAGTTAAAGTGAAAAAGTCCTTTAATTTGATTATAGTTAACCAAAATATGATTTTATGCCTTCTTCACTTAAAATGCTATTCAATATAGTGAAAGAATATTGCTTTATATTATTATTCTGTCTTAATTCTTCAATCATATCTTGTAGTGTTTGTCCTTTGAAAAATTTTAAAAATATTGTGTTAATAGATTTTATTTTTGAAGGAAAAGGTCGACTATTTGGATATTTTTCTAAATTTTTCTTAATGGTCATTATTGGTTCAGATGGAACTATGTCAGTAACTGCAATAAATAAATTTATTGATTCATAAAGATTTTTTGCTATAGGGTTCCATTTTAGTTGGTTCTTATCTCCAGTGCTAGATAAACCTCCTTTTGTTCTAGAAGGAGTGTTTGCAATTAGAGGGTTAAATAGTGGAAGTTTTTCTTTTGCTAATAATTCTAAAAAGTGGTTTGCAGCATGTATGCCACATAAAAAAGTTTCATAGTTATCACTAGTCTCTTTAGGCCTATATTCAAAGCAGTAGTAGCTATCTGTTAAGTCATCCCCAGTACAACTTACTTTATTTTGTCCATTTAATAACTTTATGTGTGCTACAGGAATAATTTCAAATTCTTCTACCATTTTTTCTCGTCTTTCTTTGGTTCTACAAAAACATTTCTTATCCATAAGTTACCTCCAAATAATAGTTTGTATAAATATATTATAGTTCAAAGTTATTCCTTTTCAATAATTTAGGGTTAAGATAGAGAAAAAAGCTATAATTTATTTACATAATGTTTGAGTAAAGTTATAATTCTATTATAGTTAAAATCTACTAAATGAAAGTATTAGTGTATTATATGGTAGGGGATGAAGTTATATGGATAAGAATTTGAAAAATCTAAAAGAATTATACAGGGGAGGAGATCTGGTGCCATTTATTGGTGCGGGTTTGTCTACTCCTTTTAATATTCCTAACTGGGATAAATTAATAAGAAGAATATCTGACCAGAACATGGGCGATTTTGAAGCCATTAAACCAGCTATAGATGCATATTTAGACAGAAAAGATTTTTGGACAGCTATGGAAACAATATTAAATTTTGCACCAATAACTGAGGACGATATTCAGCAAGAAATTGTAGATATTATCAATGAAGAAATACAGGTGACGGTAGATAACGATGTTCATAATTATTTAGATTTGGCAAACATGAATTTTAATGTGTATTTAACTACAAATTATGATCATTTAATAACAGATTATATGGATAAAAATAATTATGTTCCATTAGTATTAAGTGAGATAAATTTTAATACACAAAATTTGTTTAAGGATAAAAAGAAAAGGGTTTTCCACTTACATGGTCATATTTCTAATTCAGGAACAATTGTAATAACAAGGAATCAATATAAGAAACTATATGAAGATAATAAATATGATAATATTTTAAGACTATTTACCGGGACAAAGTCATTATTGTTTATAGGGTTCTCTTTCGACGACCAATTTATTAGACAAATGATTAAAGACCACAAACAGCTGTTTAAAGGAACCCATTATATATTATTAAATGAACCTACTGACGAAATAGTTAGAGAGTTAAAAGTGGAGTATGGGTTAAATGTAATAAAGTATGACGCTACTAGTTCAAGTCATTCTGCAGAGATAAGAAAAATTCTTAATCAGTTAAATGAGCAGGATGAAGATGAATTTGATGATGTTAATGATGGAACTCCAGATTTAGATAGCTTGATTGGAGCTCCTTTAGAAACTAGCAAAAAAGATTTACAAGATAGTTTATTTTATAAGAAGCTGGTTTTGGAAAAGCTTGATGAAAATATTTTAGAGCTAAGTAAACTGTATTATATTAGCGCAGATGAGTATATTCACAAATTAAGCAAAAATAGAATTAATAAGGAAATAATAGAAAGATTACTATTCGTTGTGTTTATTAGATATAAAGAAATATTAATTAATGTATATGAGCAACATGGTGATAGCTATGAATTTGTTGAAGAGGTACATAGAATCTTAAAAAGTATAGATTATGGGAGATTAAATGAGTTTTTAACCTTGAAGAGTAAGCCATTTGACTTCGAAAATCAAGGATTTATTCATATATTAGCAGATAATTTAGATTATGATGTTTGGTGGGGGAAGCAAAGATTAAATGGAGATGAATAGAATAAATAAAATTGAGTTGCCATATTCTGTTGAAATTTTATTTGAAAATAAATATCTTGATTCTATGGCTGTTTTATGTATGTTATATGCATTTAATAGTATTAGAAAAGGTATGAAGACAGAAGAGATAGTATTTTATTATAGTATCGTTATTTCGGAAGTTTATAATTTTGATGATGTGAAAATTGATGAGTTCAATCCTAAATACAGATACAATATTCACAACCTATACTTATCATTTGAAAAGAATTTAAGTGATTTAATAATAATATTAAGTAATCAAAATTATATAGAAGTGATAGGAGATATAAGCTCTAAATTCAAGGACTTAAGAATAAAATTAACTGATGAAGGGGCATCTATATTAGAGAATGTTCAGAATACATATTTTGAAAAATTAATCGAGAAATTTGCTAATGTTAAATCCCAAGTTAAGTTTACGAAAAATAATGAAAAAATAATTTTGGGGGTTTCAAAATGAAGAAAAGCATTATAATAAATAAGTTAATTGTAGAGGGAGAATTTTATAGAAGAACTCTTAGTTTTAATACAGGTTTAAATATAATTAATGGAGAAAGAACCTCTGGAAAATCTCTAGTATTAAGATTAATTGATTATTGCTTAGGGAAAAGTGGAACCATTGATTTGAATGTTCAAAAGGAGCTTGCTCAGTACTGTGATAGAATATATTTAGAGATAATTATAAATGAAGACATTTTTACATTAAAAAGGGAATTAAGAAATGGACATACTATTATAAGTATATATTTTGATTCTTTTGAGAAAATTGAATTATATACACCAAAAGTTATAAATATAAAAGATTTATCAAAGTTTATGCTTGATAAATTAGAAATAATAGAATATAAACTTACGAAACATAAAAGGCATGATACAAAAAAAGAGATTGAAACTGTATCATTTCGAGATATGATGAGATATATCTATATCAATCAACATATATTGGGAACTAATAATTTTCTTGAAAATTCAAATAAAACTAAAAGCTATAAAAATTCACCAGCTTTTAAAGTATTACATAATTTGATTGAAGCAGATATAGATAATATTACATTAAAAAAGGTGGAAACTGAAAATGAAATTGATGAGTTAAAAAAAGAGATTAAAGGGTTACAATCTTATCTGGGAGATAAAGAAGCTGAAGATTATTCTTTACTTTTGGATAGAAAATTGGAACTTGAGCACAAGATTACACAGTATGAGGATGATAAGGAAGATTTAATAAAAAAAATAAAGGAAAAGCAATCAATAGATAATCAAACATACAGTAAGATAAATACTAAAGTTATAGTTTTTTTAAATGAAATCAATGCACTGGAAAGAAGAAAGCAGGAACTTCATATTTCTAGCGCTGCAAAACAATTGCTACTCAGTGAATATCAGCGGGAGCTAGAGGAAATTACAGCAACAAAGGAAGCTATGTATAATATAACTATCAATAAGCATGAACTAAACTGTCCTTTATGTAAATCTAAAATAATAAATGAATTTAAAAATCAAGGAACCAGTACATCAACTTCTTTTATAAAACAAACAGAACAGCAGTTAAAAAATAAACTTTCGATGTTAGCAGAAATAATTAGTAATGAAAGCGAAGAAATAACATTACTTGATAAAAAGTTGAGAGATATTAGGCAGCAAAAAGATATTTTCGATAAAGCTCTTGATGAGTATTCAAAAAATGTACAAGTCCCTTTTCTACCAGAAATAGACACTATTAATAATATATTAACACAATATAAAAGTAGAAAGGAATATATAATAGAATTAATTCGAGTTCATAATAAGATAACAGAAAAGTATAATATTATAAGATATCTTGAAACAGTGTTAGAGGATTTAAATAAAAAATTAAAGAGTTTAAAGGTTGATGAGGACGAAAAAGAACAATTGATAAACTTTATAAGTAATACTTATAGGGATATATTAGAAAAATTCTATTTTGATGTGGATAGTAGCCATACTTATGTAGATTATAATGATTTTATGCCATATTACAATGGTGCAAGTGTTTTTAAGCATGAAAGTGGAGGTCTATTGCAATGTATGCAAATTGCATATTTATCGTCTATTTTACTTAAAAAAAAGGATAATTCAGAATTAAGTCATCCAGGATTTCTAATGTTAGATACGTTGAGTAAGTATTTGGGTACTAATAATGATGGTTTAAATAATAAAATTAGCGACCCACGTGTATATGAGGAAATATATAAAGTACTTATTGAGCTTTCAGAAAGCTTTCAAATTATTGTAGTTGATAATACACCACCTAAAATAGGAAAAGATTACATAAAATATACTTTCTTTTCAAACGAAAAGGGGTTAATTGATTTAGATGAAAATGAATTAGGCTAATCAATGTAAAATAGAAAGAGGGAGTTAATAGTAACTATTTACTTAGAAGTAAGAATAGGGGTGACTATAAATTAGTGATATACAAAGTTTAAGAAATGAAATCATTAGAATATATGGAATCTATCAAAAATAGATTATTAAATAGTGAAAGCTTCGATTATTTTATGCCTTGGTTTCATATGATAACTAAATATAAGAATTAATTTTAATTCAAGTTAAGCATAATTGACTTAATAGGGCATTTTAATATAATTTATAAAACTATAAAAGTCACTTAATTTTTGATGATTGTGTTAATTTGTATATATTAACCTATAAAATAGTACTCTAAGAGGAGTGTAAAGCAGTGAATAAAATAGATAAGCATAAACTTATCATAACATTGATATTTTTTATAATGTCAGTTTTGAATTTTTATGGTTTATTAAATATTCAACCTTATGGAGTTTTTGGATTAACATTTGGTGCACTTTTAATCTGTATATCAACATGCTTTGAAGGAAATTTAAATGTAAAGAATATTGATATTTGGGAAATAATAAAGAACTTATTTTATTTTGGTGGTTGGATATTTATAGTAATAACAGTTTACTTAAAAGAAAATGCAGCTTTTAAAGAATTTATGACGTCTTTCAATGGTGATACATTAATGTTATTATCATTGGCATTTACTTTTTTATCATTAATGGTGTCTGATTGGAATCAAAAAAATCAAAAAGAAAAAAATGCAAATGAACGAAAGAGAATTGATGAGTTAATAAAAATACAAGAAGAAAAGCAAAAGGAATTAGACAAATTGATTGAAAAAATTAAAAGGAAAAAAACTGGAGAGGATTAATATGCAAAGTAAGAAAATTTACAAGAAACTAGAGATTGAATTAGAAAGAAATAATTGCAAGATATTTACACCTTGGCAGATTCAAGATTTTATTGCTAAATTGGCTAGCAATTATTATAAATCAGATTTAATTAACTCAATCTCTAATAGATTAAATTCAGGAATAAAGCAAGAAAATATATTTATAGTAGATGAGTCATTTAATTATAATAATTGCTATAAATTTCTAGAAAAAACAAATAAATTAGATTTGAATAATGAGGATGAATTTAAAAACTTTTATCATTTTGGTAACCCAATTAGTATTATTCCATCTAAGAATATTATGAGTTTAAATTTTAAATTTAAACTATTTAGGGAAATAAATAAATATTTAGGTTCTAAACATCTTGAAAAGATAGATAAGACTTCATTTCATGAGGTTGTTTTTGATGAAGAAGATAAAAATGGATATAAAATATATAATTTGACTATTGACAAAATAAAGGACTTAGATAAATCCAAAAAAGAAAGAATTAATAAAGATTTAACTGAAATTAAAAATAAATATGAGGATATTTTAAGGAATTATGAAAAAGATGAATTTGACATTGATTTTCTAAAAAATCTGATTATAGGAAATAAATTAGAAGATGAAGATCTTAAAGTAAAAGAAGATATACAAGAAAAATATTTTACGAGTTTTATAAAATACTTTAATAGATTAGAAAGACCTATAGTAGGAAGTTATTTTCCAGAAACAAATACAGTAGAATTGTTAGGCAGCTCTTTTATTAATAAAAAATCTAGAGATGAGAGATTTTTAGATATAAAAGAAATTTCACACAATAGTCCTCCGTATTGTCATTTATTTGTTGGACTAGCATTTGTTACACCTTCTATAATTATCATAAAGAATATAATAGAAGCAAATAAAAAAAATATTTTGAACAATAAAAATAAAGATAAAATACAAGAACTTGAAGAAAAGAATAAAATTTATTATGAATCTATTAAGGAATTAGAGGAATTAGTTGAAAAAGAAAATTTAAATTCTCATGAAAATATAGAGAATAGTTATGCAAATAATAATATTAAGGCAATGCATGAACAGGTAACACGTAAAACTACAGAAAATATAAAAGATTATGGATTTGAAAATAGTAATTTAAAATCAAATATTATAGATTTTGATAATTATAAAAAATAGAGTAAATGTAATTGTATAAAATTTAAATAGCATAAGCCTTGCATTAGTAACAGTTATGTTGTTATAGTTAATAATAAAATATGAAGAGTTCATAAAAGTATAATTAAAGTCCAATTACACGGTATAGCTACTTGTGATTATTAATTACAATAAGTACAAAATAGATTTTGAACTTCCAATTGTTTATATAATTCAAAATAAATTAATGACATTAAATAAAACAACATCACATTAAAAAATCCCTCACATCATAATGGTGTAAGGGATTTTTTTATACTACATTTTTACATATCACTTAATTATCTTCACCTCAGAATGACTCCTAACAGGAAGCTTATATCCAGGGGGAAGCTCAGTGTCTAATGCACACATTACACCGAATGCAGCAAGTAAAAGAGCAATAGCAAAGGCAACTGCAACTAATTTTTCGAGTTTTCTAACCTGCCAAACAAACACTTTAGTATTTTTTGTATGATTAGCAATAATCAGTGCAAAAGTAACATTCAGTATAGAACTAAAACTTTTAAACACATCAGATCTAACTTGTGTTTCATAAACCCCTCCTACGTAAAATCTAGCTACTATAATGTTAGGGTCTTTTATATCTTCAAATACAACCTTAGCTTTAATCCAAATCCATAAAAAAATACATAAAGTGAGTACTGAACCAGCATATAAAGCGGTGAACATGGTAATCATATCTTTAATATGAATGGTCTGTAAATATGTAAAATATCGTAAAAGAAACCTTTCGAAGGCATCTATAATTGGATTTCTCACATTAATCACCGTCCTTATCTTTACTTATGCGTTGAAGAAATCTTTTATAAAGTTCTGTAATTTCATCAATTACGTGTTCTTTGTCATCTTCAGAAATTTTCTGTTTTCTAACATCTGATAATACTTTCTGAAGGTCTGGCATTTCATTAAACTGTTCACGTGCTAATAGCGGAATTTTGCCCCAGCGTCTAAACAATTCATCTTCAGGAATTTGATAAAAATCAGCTATAGAACGAATTAACATATCTGAGGGAAGCTTCAATCCCTTTTCAATTTCTTTTAAGTATGGTGGTGAAATCCCTAGTGCACGTGCAGCATCAGTTAGTCGTATTTTTTTTTCAGTTCTAAGTTTTGCTAGATACTCACCTGTATCAAATTGTCTGATGTACTGTTCTTTGGTATCGACCATATATTTTACCTACCTTACCTCAAAGCCACTAATGAAACGTCTTTGGCAATAATGTAAAATCAATTTTGTTAGCACCTTTGCTAATAGCATAAATGCTAATATATATAAGATTTTTATTTTCATGCCTATTGTTTGTATGTATAAGGAAGTTTATTCATTGAGACCTTAAGAAATAGCTTCCAAAGTCATTGGGGGAGCTGAAAAGGAAGTGATAAAAAAACATACAAAGTATTAGATAAAACTTATTTATAAATAACTAATTGGAGGAATAATATGGATATTAATGTAACGGTGAAATTAGAATCACCAGAGCTTATGGCAGCTTTACTAGCTTTTGCTGAAGCACTGCCACAAATGAAATCAGGTACTGTTTTACCAATAGAAAAAGAACAAGCAATTGAAGTTAAAGAGTCAGAGGTTAAAACTGAAAATAAAAATGAAGAATTGGTTAATGAAGAAATTAAAAAAGAAAAAGTTAAAACTATAGCTTTAGAAGATGTTAGAGCAAAACTTGCTTCATTAAGCCAATCTGGAAAACAGAGTAAGGTTAAAGATTTAATAACCAAATATGGGGCAAAGAAACTTACTGACATTGATCCAACTTGCTATGAAGAACTTTTAAAAGAAGCTGAGGTACTTTAATGGGAACACACGCTTTACTTTCTGCAAGCTCTGCACATAGGTGGATTCAGTGTGGCCCTAGTGCAAGACTTGAAGAAACCTTTGAGAACACTACAAGCGTATTTGCGGCTGAGGGAACGTTTATGCACGAATTAGGGGAATTAAAACTCAGCAAATATATTGGAGCAATAAAAGAAAGCACTTATAAGAAAAAGCTAAAGGAGTTGAACTCCAGCGAATTTTTTAATGTTGAAATTGAGGAAGCGGTAGAAGTTTATGTGACTTTTGCAATTGAATTAATTGAGGCAACAAAGCAAAGGTGTAAAGATCCAATAATTTTGCTGGAACAAAAACTTGATTTCTCAAAATATGTTGAGAGCGGATTTGGTACAGGTGATCTTATAATTGTAGCAGACGGAACACTGGAAATAGTGGACTTAAAAGGTGGAAAAGGTGTAGCAGTATCAGCAGAAGGCAATCCACAAATGCAGCTTTATGCACTGGGTGCGTTGATACTATTTGACTGTTTATATGATATTGAAACTGTACGTATGACTATTTGTCAGCCACGAATGGATAACATTTCAACCTATGAATTATCAGCTGAAGAACTCTTAAATTGGGCAGAGGATGTATTAAAGCCAGCAGCACAGCTTGCTTGGAATGGAGAAGGAGAATTTTGTCCTAACGAATACACTTGTAAATTTTGCAGGGCAAAAGCTACTTGTAAAGCCAGAGCTGAGAAGAACTTGGAAATGGCGAAATTTGAATTCAGACAAGCATCCTTGCTTACAAAAAATGAAATCACAGAAATATTATCACAAGTAGATGAAATTGCAACTTGGTGTAAAGATGTATGTGCATGGGCGGAAGCTAGAGCAATTGAAGGCGAGGAATTTGAGGGTTTTAAAGTAGTAGAGGGTAGAAGTAATAGAACCTATGGAGATGAAAAAGTGGTAATTGAAAAGCTTACTGAAGCAGGGTATTCAGAAGATGAAATCTTCTCAAAGAACCTTAAAGGAATAACTGCTCTTGAAAAAATCTTAGGGAAAAAAGTATTTACACAAGTACTTGATGGATTAATAACTAAACCTAAAGGAAAGTTCACATTAGTTCCTAGTTCAGATAAAAGACAAGCTATTAAAATAAATAATACTGCAGAAGCAGATTTTAAGGAGGAAATATAATTATGGAAAATAACAACAAAACAAAGGTAATCACAGGAAAGGCTCGTTTCTCTTACGCAAATGTATGGGAAGCTAAATCAATTAATGGTGGAGACGAGAAGTACAGCGTTTCCCTTATCATTGCAAAATCTGATACAAAGACAGTTAATGAAATTAAGGCTGCTATTGAAGCTGCAAAGCAAGAAGGTAAAGCAAAGTTTGGAGGTAAGATTCCAGCCAGTTTAAAGACACCACTTCGTGACGGGGATGTGGATAGACCAGATGATGACGCTTATAAAAACAGTTATTTTATTAATGCTAATAGCAAGGACAAGCCACAAATTGTAGATAAAAATGTTAAGCCTATTTTGGACCAAGGTGAAGTTTACAGTGGTTGCTATGGTAGAGCAAGCATCACATTTTATGCCTTTAATTCTAACGGAAATCGAGGAATAGCTTGTGGTCTTGGAAATCTACAGAAGCTTGCAGATGGAGAACCTCTTAGTGGACGTAGCAGAGCTGAGGATGATTTCTCATCTGCTGATGATGAAGATTTTTTAAGCTAGGATGGTGAGGTGTATGCGGACTTTAGCAATAGACATTGAGACCTTCTCAGATGTGGATTTAATAAAAAGCGGTGTTTATGCATACACCGCCTCACCACATTTTGAAATATTACTGTTTGCTTATGCTTTTGATGATGCTGAGGTACAAATTGTAGATTTAGCAAGTGGAGAAAAGTTACCTAATGAAATTATAACATCACTTACAGATGTAAATATTATTAAAACTGCCTTTAACGCACAGTTTGAAAGAACTTGTTTATCCAAGTATTTAAATCAAAAATTATCTTCAAACTCATGGCAATGTACAGCGGTACAAGCAGCAAGCTTAGGATTACCTTTATCTCTTGATGGTGTGTCAAAGGTTTTGGGATTAGCAGAGCAAAAGATGAAAGAGGGTAAGGATCTAATCAGATATTTTTCAATTCCATGTAAACCAACCAAAACAAATGAACAGCGTACTAGAAATATGCCACAGCATGAAGTAGATAAATGGAAAACATTTAAAAACTACTGCAAACGAGATGTTGAAGTTGAAAGAGCAATTCGTAAAAAAATATTAAAGTATCCAATTAGTAAAAGTGAACAACAGATATATATTCTTGACCAACAAATTAATGACCTAGGGGTTCTTGTTGATAGAGAATTGGTAGCTAAAGCTATGGAATGCGACAAGCTTCATAAGGAAGATACGTTTTCCAAGGCACAAAGACTTACTGGACTTAACAATCCAAACTCTGTATTGCAGCTTAAAGAGTGGCTCCTTGAAAATGGTGTAGAGATTGATTCCCTATCTAAAAAAGCAGTTTCTGACCTTGCCAAAGAATCTGATGGTGAGGTAGAAATGTTACTAAATTTAAGGTTACAACTAGCAAAAACCTCAATAAAAAAGTATGAAGCCATAGAGCGTGCAGTTTGCCCAGATGGCAGAGTACGAGGGTTACTTCAATTCTACGGTGCAAATAGAACGGGAAGATGGGCTGGTAGGCTCGTTCAGGTACAAAATCTACCTCAAAACCATTTGAAAGATTTAACGTTAGCAAGAACTTTAGTTAAAGCAGGTAGATTTGAAGATTTAGAACTTTTATTTGAAAGTGTACCACATTTGCTTTCGGAACTTATTAGAACAGCGTTCATACCAAAACCTAACCACAGATTTATTGTAGCGGATTTCTCGGCTATTGAAGCTAGGGTGATTGCATGGATTGCAGGTGAAAAATGGCGTATGGATGTGTTTGAAACTCACGGTAAAATCTATGAAGCCAGTGCTAGTCAAATGTTTAAGGTTCCTATTGAAGAAATTACAAAGACTTCACCACTTAGACAAAAGGGGAAAATTTCAGAATTGGCACTTGGCTATGGTGGCTCTGTTGGAGCATTAACAGCAATGGGTGCTCTTGATATGGGAGTAGCGGAAGAAGAACTTCAAGGACTTGTTACTGCTTGGAGGCAGGCAAATCTTAATATAACAAAGCTATGGTGGAACATTGATAAAGCATCACTTAAGGCAGTAAAGGAGAAAACTTCTGTAGTTGTTGGTAAAATTAAAATCCACTATGAAAGTGGAATCCTATTTATCACTTTACCATCTGGCAGAAAGCTATCCTATATTAAACCTAGAATTGAACCTAACAAGTTTGGAAGAGATGCTATTACCTATGAAGGGATTGGAGCTACGAAGAAATGGGAGCGGATAGAAACTTATGGTCCAAAGTTAGTAGAAAATATAGTTCAAGCTACTGCTCGTGATTTATTGGCTGAGGCTATGCTTCGAGTAGCAGAAAAAGGCTATGAGATAGTTATTCACATACATGACGAAGTGGTTATTGAAGCTCCTATGAAATTTGGTTCACTTAAAGAAGTTTGTGACATCATGGCTATTGCACCAGTTTGGGCTAAAGACTTACCATTACGTGCTGATGGATTCGAGTGTGAATATTACAGAAAGGATTAATAGAGGGGTGTTAATTTGATAATAGCTGTAGCAAACTCAAGAAAAGAAAAAATATGGAAAAATATTGAGATTTCATGGGATGATTTATTAAATAAAGTAAGCAAGACTCATAGAACCACTGAGAGTGTTTTAGAATATAAAAAGTTACCAAAACCTAAGCAGGATGAGGCTAAAGATGTAGGTGGATTCGTTGGTGGGAGATTAAAAGATGGTAAGCGAAAAACAGGGTTTGTTGAATACCGCTCAATGCTTACACTTGATATGGACTATGCAGATGGTGGCTTATGGGAACAAATTACTATGTTTTATGATTTTACTTGCTGTATTTATTCTACCCATAAACACACTCCTGAGAAACCAAGATTTAGATTAATAATCCCTTTATCACGAAATGTTACATCCGATGAATATACAGCAGTAAGTAGGATGGTAGCTTCAGATATTGGTATAGAGCAATTTGATGATACTACTTATGAACCCACAAGACTAATGTATTGGCCCTCTACCTCAAGCGATGCAGATTTTGTTTTTGAAAAACAAGAGGGTGTTCTTTTAGACCCTGATAAGGTGCTTTCAAGATATAAAGATTGGCATGATAGCAGTCAGTGGCCTGTGTCCTCAAGGCAGACAAGTATTGTAAAACACAACATTTCAAAGCAAGCAGATCCTTTAGCAAAGGAAGGGCTAATAGGAGTATTTTGCAGAACTTATACCATTGGAGAAGCTATTGATAAATATCTATCTGATGTTTACAATCCAAGTTTACTGGATGGCAGATATGATTATATCACTGCTGATTCAACTGCTGGTGTACTTGTTTATGATGATAAGTTTGCTTTTTCACATCATGCTACAGACCCGGCTTGCAGTAAATTATGTAATGCATTTGATTTAGTAAGGATTCATAAATTTGGGGAACTTGATAGTAAAACTGATGAGGCTACCTCTCCATCAAAATTACCTTCTTATAAAGCAATGCAAGATTTATGTGTAGTTGATGAGAATGTTAAAAAACATATAGCACGGGAACGTATAGAACAAGCAAGTACGGAATTCACTATAACTGATGATAATTGGCACGAAAAGTTATCTATCAATAAAAGTGGACAAATAAAAGATGACCTACAAAATCTTGTTGTTATTATGCAAAATGATGAAAATCTAAAGGGTATAGCGTACAATCAGCACCGTGACGGAATTGATGTTAAAGGCAAATTACCTTGGAATCAGGTTAAAAGCGGGTGGAATGATTCCGATATGTCAGCACTTAAAGTGTATTTTGATAAGACCTATGGGGTTTGGTCGCCAACTAAAACAAAAGAAGCACTTATTGCAGTTGCAGCAGAGAGGGCATACCATCCCATCAAGGAATATTTAGATGCTTTGCCAGCTTGGGATGGAATAGAACGACTAAATACACTTTTAATTGATTACTTGGGAGCAGAAGATAATGACTACTCAAGGGCAGTAATAAGGAAAACACTTGTGGCAGCAGTTGCAAGAATTTATGAACCTGGGACAAAATTTGATAGTGTTTTAATACTTAATGGTCCTCAAGGTATAGGAAAAAGTACGTTCTTTGAAAGACTAGGAACTAAGTGGTTTTCTGACAGTTTAACTATAACTGATATGAGAGATAAAGCTGCAGCTGAAAAACTTCAAGGATATTGGTTACTTGAACTTGGAGAACTTGCTGGAATAAAGAAAACAGATGTAGAAACAGTAAAATCCTTTGTCTCAAGAACAGATGATAAATATCGTGCTAGTTATGGGGTTAATGTTGAAAGCCATCCAAGGCAGTGTGTAATAGTAGGTAGTACAAATAGTGAAACAGGTTTTTTAAGAGATATCACTGGAAACCGTAGATTTTGGCCTGTTAGAGTTAGTGGCAATAGCATTAAAAAGGCATGGGATTTAAAAGAAATAGATGAAATCTGGGCAGAAGCATTATTTGTATATAGAAATGGTGAAGATTTATTCCTTAAAGGTGACGAAGCCCAATTAGCTATAGATGAACAGGCTGATGCTATGGAAACTGATGACCGTGAGGGATTAGTGAGAGAGTATCTTGAAAAATTACTACCAGAGAATTGGAGTTCTCTGAGTTTATATGAACGAAGAAATTTCTTAAGTGGAGGTGATCTAAGTAGTCCTGCATTTGGTACTGTAAAACGTAAAATTGTTTGTTCTATGGAAATATGGTGTGAATGTTTCGGCAAAGATTCAGCTAATCTTAAAAAGGGTGATTCTTATGAGATTACTGCAATAATGGCTAGAATTGAAAACTGGAAACCTTACGATGGGACAAAAAGTGGTGCTACAAGATTTCCAATTTACAATAAGCAAAGAGCATTTATGAGAATGGAATAATGATAATTAGATCAAATCTTGTTACTAAAATTATAGAAACAAAAGGAACAGGACGTTAGGTTGTTACAAGGTCTTGTTTCAGCAAAGAAGTTAGAAATTAACCCAGTTTTAGATGTATGGTGGAATAAGGAACAAGACTATCTATTTAGATAAATAATAATAAATAAGAAGTAAATATGTACGTATATAGGCATATACACGCGTAAGGTTTTTTTACCCCTTGTTTCTTATCTTGTTTCACCTATAAATAAAGGAGAGAAAATGAGAGAAAGTGAAATTGAAAAAGCATTGATTTGTTCAGCAAAAAAACGTGGAGGGTTAGCATTAAAGTTTGTTTCCCCTGGAATGATAGGGGTTCCAGATAGGTTAATTATGATGGAAGGTGGAAAGCTTGCTTTTATTGAGCTTAAAGCTCCTGGAAAGCAAATGCGACCACTTCAAATAAAGAGAAAAAGACAATTAGAATCATTAGGATTTTTAGTTTATTGCATAGATGACAAGGCGAAGATTGGAGAAGTGCTTGATGAAATATGTGCCACATGATTATCAAAAATATGCTGAAGAATTTATTATAAACCATCCTGCTTGTGCTTTAATGCTTGATATGGGATTGGGAAAAACTGTAATATCATTAACGGCTATTTGGCTTTTGCTATTTGATTATTTTGAGTTTTCAAAGGTACTTGTAATTGCTCCCCTTAGAGTAGCACATGATACTTGGAGTAAAGAGTGTGAAAAGTGGGAGCATTTAAAAGGACTTAGAATTTCAAAAGTTTTAGGCAGTGAAAAGGAACGAAGATTGGCTCTAGCACGTAATGCTGATATTTATATTATTAATCGTGAAAATGTAGAGTGGCTTTGTGAAAATAATAAATTTGATTTTGATATGGTGGTAATAGATGAATTATCAAGTTTTAAATCACCTACAGCTAAAAGGTTCAAGGCACTTAGAAAAGTTAGATCTAAGGTGAAAAGAATAGTAGGACTTACAGGTACACCAGCACCAAATAGTTTAATGGATTTGTGGAGTCAGATAAATTTACTTGATATGGGTGAAAGGTTAGGAAGGTTTATTACTAATTACAGAAATGAGTACTTCGTTCCTGACAAGAGAAATCAGCAAGTAATCTTTAGTTATAAGTTAAAAGAGGGAGCAGAAGATGTGATTTATAATAAGATTTCTGATATCTGCGTTAGCATGAAAGCCTGTGATTATTTGAAAATGCCAGAGCGAATTGATAATGTAGTTGAAGTTCAAATGTCAGAAAAGGAACAGGCTCTATATCAAAAATTAGAAAAGGAAATGATATTACCTTTTACAGATGGCGATATTGATGCAGTAAATGCAGCAGCACTTTCAAATAAGTTACTTCAAATGGCAAATGGTGCTGTATATGATGAATTTAAAAAGATAAAGAACATTCACAACAAAAAGCTTGATGCATTGGAGGATTTAATCGAAGTAGCTAATGGAAAACCAGTTCTAATATTTTATGCTTATCAGCATGATAAGGATAGGATAATGACTAAATTTAAAGTGGCTGAATTAAACACATCAGAGGATATTTCAAAATGGAATAATAGTAAAATACCAATAGCCCTTGCACATCCAGCTTCAGCAGGACATGGACTTAATCTTCAAGCTGGTGGAAGTACTGTTATATGGTTTGGACTAACGTGGAGTTTGGAATTATACCAACAAGCTAATGCAAGGCTATGGCGGCAAGGACAAAAAGAAACAGTTATCATTCATCACATTATTACTAAAGGGACAATTGACGAAGATGTTATAAAATCTTTAAGTAAAAAAGAAATAGGACAAGATACTTTAATAAATGCAGTTAAAGCAAGAATTGGAGGTGGACTTAATGACTAAACAAGAGTTATCACAGCTATATTATTTAAACAGAGAAATTGAACAACTAAAAAGCAGAATAACAGAGCTAGATTGTATTGCCACCTCTACTTCTTCAAGAATAACAGGTATGCCACATGCTTCTGGCATTTCAGATAAGGTTGGTAAATATGCTGCAGAGATTGCAGATCTTAAGGAGTTATTAGACTTAAACTTGAAGAAGTGTTTCTATGAACTTAATAGGCTTAACAGATACATAGAAAGTATCGAGGATAGCCAAATAAGAATGATCATTTCACTAAGATATATAAACGGACTTGATTGGTCACAAGTTGCATATAGCATTGGTGGGGGAAACAGTGATAAGAGTGTTCAAATGATAGTAAATAGATTTTTAAAAAGAAAATGAAGTTGTTACCTTTGTTACTTCGGTATCTGCTAATATAGTATTATGGAAATTAAAGATTGAAGCATCTGCTGTGAAAATGGCGGGTGCTTTTCTATTTGGAGGAATATATATGGCTAATCATAAATGTAAAAGATGTGTTTGGAGCAATAAGATAAGTACAGACATTTTGATGTGTATCTTTCCTAAATGCATCATGAAAGAAGAAAGCAAAGTTAAAGTTGTAACAGAAAAGAAAACAGAAGTTGTTTCTAAAGCAAAAACATCTTGTAAAGGTAGATACTTGAGGAGAAGTAGATATGTGTCCAAGAAAACCAAGAAAACCTTGTAGATTTCAAGGATGTGCAGAATTAACAGAAGAAAGGTATTGTGATAAGCATAAAAAACAAGTTGATACTGAATACAATAGGACAAGCAGACCTTTTAAACATTTATACAATACAAGCAGGTGGAAGAAGTTAAGGAAACAATTTTTACAAGAGAATCCTCTTTGTGTAGAGTGTAAAGCTAAAGGTGTTATTAAAGCTGCAACTGATTTGGATCATATTCAGGCACATAAGGGAGATGAAAAATTGTTCTGGGATATTAGGAATCTTCAAGCGTTATGTCATAGATGTCATAGCAAGAAGACCGCTAGGGAAGATGGGCGATGGGGAAAGAACGGGAGAGTTTACTCTTATTAGACTTATCAACAGTAAATTGTGTATAACGTATGGATAAGTTGTGGATAATGAGAACGGGATAGGGGGTCAAAATCCCTACAAACCCTTTGCAAAAGGCCGGGTGCTTCCCTTCACGTGAATTTTCGCAGAATTAAGCAAGGGGGGGTACTAAGAAATCGCAAAATAGAAAGTTCAAATTAAGTAGCTACAAGGGTTTGTGGTTATTTTTTTATTGCGTATAAGTTTATTTAAAGGAGCAGCACACATGAAGGATTATGAAAAAGAAAAAGTAAGAGAATTAAGATTAAAAGGTATTGGATACAAAGGGATTGCAGCACTTTTAGGATTGTCTAGGGATAGCATTCGAAGCTTTTGTAAGCGTAATAATTTAGATGGGGCTTCATGTGTTGTTGCGTTAAATATTGAAGAAAAAATAAAGAAAAATCTACTTTGTGTTTGTTGTGAAAAACCTATTAAGCAAAAAGACCAAGGGAGAAGCAGAAGATTTTGCTCCGAAGAGTGCAGGCGGAAATGGTGGCGTGAAAATCAAAGCGAAAGAAATAAAAGTGAAGATGCTATTTATAAATATACATGTCCTCACTGTGGCAAAGAGTTTACCGTTTATGGTAATAAGAAACGGAAGTATTGTAGTCATAACTGCTATATAAAAGATAGGTTTTGGAGGAACGATAATGGAATTTAAAAAGTTACAAATAGATTCTCTTGTACCAGCTGAATATAATCCAAGGAAAAAGTTAAAGCCAGGGGACAGTGAGTTTGAAAAAATTAAGAATAGTATAAATGAATTTGGTTATGTTGATCCTGTTATCGTAAATAAGGACTTAACAGTAATTGGTGGTCACCAAAGAATATCAGTATTAAAGACACTTGGAGTTACAGAGATTGATTGTGTAATCATTGATGTAGATAAAACTAAGGAAAAAGCACTTAACATTGCTCTCAATAAAATAAGTGGTGAGTGGAATAAAGAACTACTTGCTGATTTAATTAAGGACTTACAATCTCTTAATTACGATACATCCTTTACGGGATTTGATCCACCAGAAATTGATGAACTGTTTAATGAAATGCATCCTAAAGGAGTAAAAGAAGATGGTTTTGATGAACCTCTTTCTGAAACGCCAATTACAAAGCAAGGTGATGTTTGGTTACTAGGTAGGCATCGTTTAATTTGTAGTGATAGCACAAAACTTGAAACTTATATAGAGCTTATGGATGGAAAGAAGGCAAATCTAGTTGTAACAGATCCTCCCTATAATATCGCATATGAAGGTAAAGCAGGTACAATTCAAAATGACAATATGGAGGATAAGAAGTTTTATGAATTTCTTCTTTCTGCCTACAAAGGTATGTATGAAAGTCTTGCAGATGGTGGTTCTATTTATGTGTTCCATGCTGATAAGGAAACTGTAAATTTTAGAGTAGCCTTTAAAGATGCAGGATTCTTTTGTCATCAAACTTGTATTTGGGTAAAGAACTCACCAGTACTGGGACGTTGTGATTACCAATATAATCACGAACCTGTGCTTGTAGGTTGGAAGCCTACTGCTGGACATAAGTTCTATGCGGATAGGAAACAAAGAACCACTTGGAATTTTGATAGACCAACAAAATCAAAATACCATCCAACAATGAAACCAATAGCATTAGTAGCTTATCCTATAACAAATTCAAGTTTAACTAATTCTATTGTTCTTGACCCCTTTGGTGGAAGTGGATCAACTCTTATTGCTTGTGAGCAAACAGATAGAATTTGCCATACTATTGAACTTGATGAAAAGTATGCAGATGTAATAGTGAAAAGATATATCGAGCAGGTTGGTAGTGATAGTAATGTATTTGTTGTAAGAGATGGGGTTAAAAATAAGTATGCAGATGTTTTAAAGGAAGAGTGTAAGCAGTACGACCTTTCCTGATTTAGTGGTGTAAAAAAGTTTACTTATAAGTGAATAAAATGCTTGATATATGTGTGCTTTAGAGTGATATATAGTATAACAAAAAAACACACATGGAGGATTAAGAATGAAAGCATTATTTGGAAGAAAGGTTTTAAACTTAAATGAACTAAAGGAGTTTACAAAAGAAGCAAAAAAAGATGGACTTCAAGGAGAAACATACGAGGTTACAAAAGAAATTAAACTAAGCGATGAAGAATTTAAAGGATTTGAGCAAAACCTTTGTAAAGACCAGCCTTGGATAACAAAAAAGGACGGGGGATGCAACGAAAAGGGAGAACTAAGATGCATAAGAGTTAAAAATACTAAAACAAATAAAAGCATTTTAGTAGATTCCGAAGGCTACACATACCCAAAGTACACAGCAATAGAAAAGTAGAAGAAAGGCCACCAAAAGGTGGTTTTTCTTTTGGTCTTATTAGGCAAATATGTCGTTAAGATTATGATAGAATCTAGCATATATAACTGGCTATGTACCCCTTTCAGAGGTAATATGTACACTACCAAAAGGTAATAAACACACTTTGAAAGGGGTAGAAAACATTGAAAAACCAAACAATTGGTGTAGAAATTGAAATGACAGGGATTACCAGAAAGAAAGCCGCACAAGTTGCAGCAAAGTTTTTAGGTGGAACAATTGAAAGAACTCTTGACAACTACGATACCTACAAGGTAACAGCACCAGACAATAGGGTTTGGAAAATAATGAGTGATGCAAGCATCCAAACCATGAAAACCTCAAGAGGAAAGCTTGTATCAGCAAATAAGGAATATAGTGTGGAACTAGTAACACCAATTTTAAAATATGATGAGGACATTGAAACACTGCAAGAACTTATTAGGCAACTTAGGCATGCAGGTGCGGTAAGTGAAAGCAAGCTTCAATGCGGTATTCATATTCACATAGGTGCAAAAGAACACACACCAAACACCCTAAAGAACTTGGTTAACCTTATGGCTTCAAAGGAAGATTTGATTTACAAAAGTCTCCAGATAGACCCTGCAAGAGTTAGATATTGCAAGAAGGTTAACGAGAATTTGATTGAAACCATAAATAAGAAAAAACCTAAAACCTTAAAACAACTGGCGGATATTTGGTATAGCGGTTACGGTGTTGAAAGCAGAGGAAAGCATTATCACTCCAGTAGATATCATGGACTAAATTTGCACAGTACTTTTACTAAGGGCACAATTGAATTTAGACTTTTTAATGGGACCATGCACTCAGGCAAAATCAGAAGCTATATAGTTTTTTGCCTAGCAATAAGTAACCAAGCATTAAGGCAAAAGAGTGCTAGTGCAAAACGTACCAAAACTGATAACGAAAAATATACATTTAGATGCTGGCTACTTAGACTCGGACTTATAGGAGATGAGTTCAAAAATTGCAGACAGCACCTTATGAAATCCCTTGATGGGGATGCAGCTTGGAGAACACCTAGGGTTGCTTGAAACTAAAATAACAGCCACAAGGGGAAACACAGCCCCTTTGTGGCAAACTAAATATTATAAAGGGAGAAATGATAAATGGCAGGAAAAACAAAGCTGTATGTTGCATATGGGTCAAATATGAATTTGGAGCAAATGAGTCAGAGGTGTCCAAAGGCTAAGAATGTAGGAACAGGAACACTTGATGGTTATAAGTTAACTTTTAGAGGGAATTATAAAGGTGTTGCAAATATTGAACCTTGTAAGAATAGAACAGTACCAATTGTTCTATGGGAAATAACTGAGGAGTGTGAAAAAGCACTTGATTTATATGAGGGTTATCCTCGGCTATACATTAAAAAGGAAGTTGAGATTAAGGTAAAAGGTAAAGCTAAAATAGCTATGGTTTATATTATGGCAAATAAATATACCAATATGGTGGCATCACCAACAGAATATTATTTTAATGTTATTGCTAAAGGGTATTGTGATAACGGAATCAATTTAAAACCACTAATGATTTCATATTCAGAATGCTTTTCTTAAAGTAAATAGTAAAAATATAAGAGGTTAAATACAAAAAGAAAATTAGATAAAGGGTCTACAATAGTAGGCTCTTTTCTTATGCCAAATTTTAAAGATTGGAGGTGAAATCTATGGCACAAAGAGGAAGAAAGCCAAAGCCAACGGCAGTAAAGGAACTGGAGGGCAATCCAGGTAAAAGAGCACTTAATGAATTTGAACCAAAGCCAAATAAAAAAGCACCAAAGTGTCCAACGTGGCTTGATGCAGAAGCTAAAAAGGAATGGCGAAGGGTAGCAAAACAGCTTGAGGATCTTGGTATATTAACAGAAGTTGATATGGCAGCCTTTGCAGGATATTGTGAGGCTTATGCACGTTGGAAACAGGCAGAAGAATTTATATCAAAGCATGGAACAATTGTTAAAACACCAAGTGGTTATTGGCAACAAGTGCCACAGGTGTCTATTGCCCAATCTTATCTTAAGATAATGATTAAATTTTGTGAACAGTTTGGACTTACACCATCGTCAAGAAGTAGGATTGTTACAGATAAAGGTTCTAATGATAGTTTTGACCCTATGGAAATTATGCTAAGGGGAGAGATGAAATAATGTATGATGAAGCAAAAATATGTTGATATTCCTACCATATAAAAAACTATAAGGTTTTAGAATTATGCATAAGCTTAAAACATAATCTATGAAATTTGGCTTCTATAGAATAATGCATTTAAAAGTTTATATATATATTATTAGAGTTTAGAAGTAAGGAGAATGCATTATGGAAAGATTCCCAAATCCAACAGTAGATAAATTAATTTCTAGTAAAGAGTTAAAATGTACTTTTAATACCCCTGCACTTAATTTTAGTACATTACATTTAGATGATTATTCATTTCTACATTATACAGCTCGACTATACGAGAACTCAAATAACTATTCGTATTATATATTTGAACTTCATGATGATTGTACGATGTTTATAATGAACTGTAATAAAGGGGTATATGATGAAATACAAAAATATATAAAAATAAATGATGATATCGATATATGGGAATTTTCAAAAGAAGATAATCAGTATACACATATACCAACTAGCTATAGAAAAGAAGAAGGTATAGGTGGAATGGCAATAGTAGATATTTAATTATATTAATAAGAATTTTTAGGAGAGTAAATTATGAAAAATTATACAACACGGTTAATTGATTTATTTATGGAAGGTGGGAATTGGACACGAGAGCATACTCTTGAGGCATATAAACTATTAGATTATATCATCATTCATGAAATAAATATTAAAAATTGTAGTAGTTCAGGTTTAAAGTCAGCATTAAGGAATCTGTCAGATTTGCTATATAGTGAAGCTACAATGAAGGGGCAGGAAGGTGCGGAAGAAGATTCTAGAAGTAGTGTTTTAGAAATTGCTAAAAATCTAAAAGTAATAACAGATGCACAAATAGAAACTATCGTTAATAATTTTATATAATATTAGACTAGGATTTGTCCTAGTCTTTTTTATACACATTTTTAGGAGGTTAATAAATGTTTGATGAAGCAAAAGCACAACGAGCCATTCGCTTTATCAACTGCTTAAAGCATACAAAAGGTCAATGGAGGGGTGTTCCTTTCGATTTACTTCCTTGGCAAGATAAAATAATCAGAGATATATTTGGTAATGTGAAAGAAAATGGATATCGTCAGTACAATACTGCTTATATAGAAATCCCAAAGAAGAATGGTAAATCAGAACTTGCAGCAGCGGTAGCACTATTAATGACCTGTGGTGATAATGAATGGGGAGCAGAAGTTTATGGCTGTGCTTCTGATAGACAGCAGGCTTCTATTGTATTTGATGTTGCTGTTGAAATGGTGGAGCAATGTCCAGCACTTAAGAAAAGAATAAAACCAATAATGTCAGTTAAAAGATTAGTGTATAAACCAACAAATAGTTTTTATCAAGTACTATCAGCTGAAGCCTATACAAAACACGGACTTAATGTTCATTCAGTTGTTTTTGATGAACTTCATGCGCAACCTAATAGAGAGTTATTTGATGTTATGACTAAAGGCTCAGGAGATGCAAGAACTCAACCACTGTTCTTTTTAATTACTACAGCAGGTACAGATAGAAATTCTATATGCTTTGAGCAACATCAAAAGGCAATAGATATCATTGAAGGTAGGAAAATAGACCAGTCATTTTACCCTGCAATTTATGGAATAGCTGATGATGATGATTGGACTGATGAGAAAAACTGGTACAAAGCAAACCCATCACTTGGTCATACTATAGATATAGAAAAGGTTCGAACAGCGATCCAAAGTGCTAAAGAAAATCCTGCAGAAGAAAATATATTTAGGCAGCTAAGGCTTAACCAGTGGGTTAAACAATCGGTAAGATGGATGCCTATGGATATTTGGGATAAATGTTCTTTTGATGTTGACGCAGATAAACTTAAGGGAAGAGAGTGTTATGCAGGACTTGACCTTTCAAGTACAAATGATATAACAGCTTTTGTTTTAATATTTCCACCAACAACTGAGGATGATAAATATTATGTTCTTCCTTATTTTTGGATTCCAGAAGATAATTTAAAGCTTAGAGTAAAAAGAGATCATGTACCATACGATGTGTGGCAGAAAAAAGGTTTCTTAAAAACTACAGAAGGAAAT